AAAGATAATGTAGCTGTAGTGCCATTACCGTAAACACTATCAATGGCCAACGGTTCAACTGTGGGATTTGCATAGGTAACTGAATTAACAGTACAACGAAGTACAGTATATGATCCATTGAATCCGATTGGAGTTACGCCTGTTACTACTATTCTTTCTCCTACGGTAAATGGAGGAGAACTTTGAAGATTAAAATTCACTGTAGCAGTCTTACCATTACCGCTAACGTTCTGTACTATTAGTGTATTAACATTTAAATTTTTTACAGTTGCTATTTGATAAAGTTTTTCAGTAGCTCCTGGAACGTAATTATTAAATGTTAAGTATTGTCCTACAACAGGAACCGATGAAAAATTAGTTACAGTAACATTATTGCTATTTGCTATATTGTCATTGATACCAAACTTTTTAGTAACTGCGTATACTTCACAATTCGTAGCTTCTAAACGAAACAAGGTATTTGTACTGTCATACAACACTATAGGTACCGTTAGATATGAATTGCTTCTATAAGTTCCTAAATTTTTATCACTAAGCCAAACTGGTGTTCTTAAAAATGTCGAGTCTGCTGTGAAACCTTGATCATTGACAAAACCATTATAACTCGTTGAGTCTGCACGGAACTGATCCGAACCGACTACAAATATTTTAAACACACGTTGGGCATATGAAATTCCATCAGTAACAGTTATTCGAAACTGATAATTGGCGTTTAAACTTTTAACTACGGTTGTTGGTGAGTTATAATCAAAATTTATGTTGTCGTATAGGTAAGTGTCAAATCCGTCAGTTGGTGGATTTGCAAAATCATATCCTGCATCATCGAAGAATGTATCATCAAATGCACCGTCTCCATTTTCAGGAGTAGTAATTAATTTTGGAGTAATGAATCCAGAAATAAGTCCAGCGTCGGTCATAGTTAACCCTGGAGGCAATGCGCCGTCACCTGATGCAATAAAATATTTTAAATTAGCTCCGATAACCATGTTTAGATCAAAAGCTTCGATTTGATAGCTTATGTAAGTACCATCTAGCGCATATAGTTGTTTGCTAGGTCCAACTGCGAGGTCACCAGCCGCCGTGATAAACTCTGGTGGACTTGCACCATTGACCTGCATACTAAATGTACGATCAGCAATTCTAGTGCCGTCACTTGCTCTAATACAAAATGTGTATAATATATTGTTGGCTATAATAAATGGATTACCAACAATATGATTTCCAGATATTCGTAGTCCTTCGGGCAAATTCCCCGATATTACTGTATATGTAATACCGTTATCGTTTTGTACAGGCAACGGAATATCGACAGCGATTTGTTCTTGAAACGGTTGTCCATTGTTTGTAAAAGTGTAGCCTGACGGTTGAGTCCAAATTGCTAGCATTTATAGTACCTTATGCACCGTTGCGTGTTCTTACTACAAAGAAGCTATGAATCCCAGTTTCAGTTGCAGTAAAAGTGTATCCGTTTATCCCACCATTTGACGACATGGTTCCAGTCGCAGTAACTCTAGACGAACCGATAGCAATAGGTGTGCTACCACTTCCGCAGAGATATTGTGTCACAGTTCCCGAAGTCCAACAATTGACTAATATGCTTCCTGAAAAATTATGGAAGCCAACAGTATCGCCATTGTTTAATGTTATTTTAGAAGAATCCGATGTTACATCGAATTGGTAACTACCTGGAGCACTTGTACTTGATATACTACCTGCCACAACTACATTCCCAGTAGCCGCATCGACTTCAAATGCTGTATTGTTAACAGCAAAATTACCAGTGGTGTATATGTATCCGCTTGCACTAATATTGTTAGCTGTTACAGTTCCAGTAAACGCTGGACTTGCATTAAACACTAGTCGACCAGTACCTGATGGATCTGTAATTATGTTAAGAAGTCCGTTGCTAGTGGTGGCCGCAAAGTTACCTAAATTATAGCTAGCGGTAGCTACAGTCCCACTTGTAGGTAATGTAAGTTGTGTGTTTCCAGACAAGTTAAAAGTTAAACTATAACCACCAGCTACTGTCAAATTACCAGTTAGTGTTAGATCATATCCTCCGGATACTCCTAGGGGATTTGTATCAAATGATCCAAAGTCTACATCGTTAGCAACTGTACCAAATGTTGAACCAAAGTCTAAATTGTAGCCACCTGTATTACTAGTAAAACTATTTCCTAAATCGATATCAAAGTTGCTGTTGTTGCTAATTAATAAACTTAGAAGTGAACTGTCTATTCTAGGGTCAGCGCCATAAATTGTAGTTTGCACATCTCCACCAGATATGCTAAAATTATTTAAATGCAAATTACCGCCTAATGTTGGATTAGTATCGGCTTGTACATTTGCAAATGTAGATTCTAAATTAACTGTAGTTGCAGTATTAGTTATAGCAACAGTATTTCCAGTGCTGGTTAATGTTTTAAATTCTAAATTGTTTATGTTTTGATCTTTAAAAACACCAGTACCACTGCCTAAATTTACAGCACCTGCAATACCTGCTTCTGTATTTAGGATAGCAAAATTAGCATTGACTTTAGTAAACGCGGTGCGCAAGTCATCGCCTGTACCATCGTTTGCGTATGTACCTAAATTAATTGTTTGTAATGACATGTTTTGCGCTCTCTTTTAATATTTATTGTATATTAGATCTTAACAAACACACTGCTAATGCTTGTGCCAGTACATGTATAATCTATTATCATAGTACTTGGAGCAACGCTAATTGCCACACTAGTACTTCCATTTGACGCTTGTGCCGCAGGAACACCGTGTGTTATGCTATAACTAGTAGAAGCTGTCGATATTATTAATCTTACAGTAACACCTGATGTATAATTAACAAAACTAATACTTAGATTGGTAGTCAGCGTAGTAGTTATTACACCATCAGACGCAAAATTAATATTAATAGTAGTACCTACAGCATTACGAACATTGTGGCTTTGTAAAGACACAGTGCTGGTACTAGGAACCCAATTACCTGCTGTTGGCGGATTCGGTTGATAAAAAATATAACTGTTTCCATCTTGACTATCCCACCATTGTTGACCTGGAGCAGGATTAACAGGAGCGATAGGCCCGATACTAAGTGCAGGTAATCCGCTATATAATTCAGTAAAATTATTATTAATTTTATTGAATGCAATACGTAATGGATCTCCTGCGCCGTCGTTGGCAGTGGTTCCAATGTTTATAAGTTGACGTGTCATTAATTTCTCCCTACTGCAACTTCAATTATTCCGGCTTCGCCGTAGTCTTTGTCTTCTAATGCCTTACCAATAATAGCACCTAATGTTGGATTCAATGCTTTGACAGCATATCCAGGTGTTGCACTTGTTGTTAGCATGTCGCCTTTCTTAACTCGACCTACTACTTTACATGGAACACGACCTTGTAATGCTATTAGATTTTTCAATCCAGGACAGTCTGCATACATGATATAGGCTGCCTTGCCTTGCTCACCAACAATACCTGCTACACGAGTATCATTAATCTGTGTAGTTGTTGTAATTTCTTTATCACCACCGAATACAACTACAGTGCCTACTTCGTATTCTGCATCACCTTCATAATACTCTGCCAAGTCAGCTGAGTAAGTGGCAATCAATGTCGATCCAGTTGCAAGAGTAAACTGTCCCTGGAATGTACAACCACCACCTGTGTCGCCTGAGTGGCCAGTATTACCGGCTACTATTGTTGTAGCAAAGAATTTACCAGCACTAGCATCAACTAATGCACCACTTAATGTAGTAGTTCCTGGACCAGCACCTATAGTAACACTACCACTTTGTCCAATGGATACTGCACTAGAGGTACCATTACCAATGTTTGTTGTACTATTTGCACCACCACCGAATGTTGCAGTACTGCTAGTACCACCACCGAATGTTGATAAACTATTATTTCCAGTACCGATTGAAATATTAGCACTTGAACCTACACCAATACTGATAGTAGGATTAGAACCAACTCCGATGTTAACAGTAGGAGTTGCTCCACCTGCTATATTAACTGTACTAGAAGGACCACCGCTAATAGTTACCGAATTAGTTGTAACTGGGCTGCCACCACCGGTAGTAGTACTGCTTGCACTGAAGATTTGCAAACCGTTCGGCGTAGTCATTGTTAAACTACCAGTAGCTAATGAACTGCCGTTTATACTTGCTTTCTGATTTAATGTTAATGATACAACGTCTACGTTGCCAGTTACCCCGTCTGCTTGTGGAATATAACCCGCAGTACCTACAGTTCCATAATTTAATGTATTATAACTATTATTCAACCCAGTTACAGTAGCACCATTGAATGTTCCATCATTAACGGCACTGACTATCATGATACCAGATTGAGTAAATTTAGAATTAACAATAGCGTTACCTTTGCTTACTACATTGGCAAACGTAATAGCACTTGGACTAGTAGAAGCGGCGTTTCCAGTAACTCCATTGAAATTACCAACTACGGTACCGGCAGCCATGTATGATAAACTAGACAACGGAATACCTGTAACTGATCCACTTGAACTTGCTAGGTCAACGAATCCATTAACCGCAGTAAACACATTACTGTTGAATGTTGCAAGTCCTAAACTGCTTTGTGTAAATGTACCAGGTGCAGTGTTTGATGATGCAGTAGCTGCCTGTAGAGTTAGCTTGCTTTGTTGAATTCCTGCACCTGCACTAACCATTGAGTCCACAATCACGCCTGGATTGATTTCAGTTGTTAAATTACCAGCTGTCGCGTTATAGGTAAAATTAATATTGTTTCCAACAATAGTACCAGCACTAGTTTGACTACCAGTTGCACTTGATGTATAACTTACTGAGCTTGTTGTTGGAGCAGGACTTGCCAACACAGTAAAGATACCGTTGTATGTTCCCGAACCACTAGAGTTTCCTACACCACTAACTACAATAGTTTGACCTGCTACAAATGGTACTGTTGATTGTGCTGTGAATGATAAAGTAGCAACTCCACCTGTACTAGATGCGCCAGCAGTAGCTAAACCAGCAGTACCTTGAGGAATATTGATATTTTTCCATCGAGCAGTTACAAATGTTAGTGCGTTTGCAGGTACACTTGAACTGGTTAATACAATCGGATCACCCCCAGATGCAATTGAAAGTTGAATCTGACTTGCACCTGCATTAATAGTTTTAATATAATATGTTCCAGGAGATATACCACCGTATCCGGTTAATCCTGCAATTATAAATCCATCTCCAACTTGGAAGGAGCTTATGCTTCCACTTGTTATACTAACTGTAACTACGTTAGTTGCAGTTGTTGTAGCGGTAATAGTTCCAGTAGTAGTATCATACACTAGTATGTTACCAGGAGCTGGAGTTGTTAGTGTTACATCTTTTTGGTTTGCTAAGAATCCGCCATTATCGACATAACCTTTAGTTGCCGCATCACTGCTAGCAGACGGATCTTTAAGATTATTAATAGTGTATCCGCCCATGTTCATGCTGGCCTTCATGGCTAACTGTCCACCTAATGACATATAACCGTTACCGATCAATTGATTAGATGGAGTTGGGGCACCACTATAGGTTAAACCTAATCGATAGTCAAGGAAACTACGAACAGCTGATTGAACTGGTACTTCGTTGGTTGCGTTATCCTGCATAGTACCGTCAGTGCTAAACTGTGTAATAACAACACCTTGTTTAAATCCTAAGCCAGATAAATTGCTTAACGCAATCGAAGCACTAAATGTAACAGTACCAGTACCTTGGTCAACTGTAAAATATGGACCAACACGGAAGATACCGTTTTCGTCCGTAGTTACATAGAACACTCGTCCCACAGTTTCTTGTAACACTTGGTTGTTTGGATTGATTGCAACGAAAGGAGGCCCAAAGATTGTATTTGGATAGTTACTGGTATTATATCCTCCAGTACCAATCGCATTAAAGTCATGACCTGTTGCACGGCAAGTACTGATGTTGGTAATAATTTGTCCTGGGGTAGACGCCGCATACCCAATTTTTAATGCACTATTGGACAAGGTACTAAATGGTTTGCTTAACCCAAGTGTCTGTGCTGATGTAGTTGTAACTTCTTTGGCGATTGAAGTAGTAGTATAGGTTCCAGCAGTTCCTGGATTGGCAGGGTACTTTAATGTAATACTAGTTTGATTACTACCTCCAGTAGTGGCTATAAATGTTCCATTATATAAGGTGTTAGTATTTCCACTAACGGTATAATACGCACCTTGTGTAATTGTTGTAGAAGTTATTGTAAATGCTACAGTATACTGACCACTACCGTCACCTACAGCACTTGGAGACCCGATAGCACTTAGTCCTGCAAGCGGAGTACCAAAGGTAAAGGTAGTTGCTATCCAAGTCATATATGGTGACACACCAGACGCACTTCCCGGATCAAAAGTTGAACCGCCTTGTGAAGTGCTAATTGAAATTTGATTAGTACCGGTGTTTACCGCAGTAATCCAGTATGGTGTTCCTGACACTAAATTACCCAGTGCCACGCCCTTAACTGGCGTAGTAAATGTAATTTGATTTCCAACCGTTAATGTTATACCACTTACAGTTGTAGCGTTTAATGTAACGTACTTCGTAGATGCATTAACTACACCTGTCACGGTTCCTGATATTGTACCAGTTGTTTTTGGATATGCTATTGTGACCTGTGTTGACACCGCAGGAGGAGCAGACACATTAGCTATAACTCCATTAAACGGAGTTGTCGACGAAAGATTAGCGACTAATACTGCGGTACCGTAGCTTGCAGTCACTGTCGGTACTTGAGTATAACCAAAACCAGAATTAACTATAGTTATACTAGCAATGTTATTATTTGCATCTAATACTGCGGTTGCGGTTGCAGGAGTTACTGGCTGATTGCTAGGAGAATTTGTAAATGTAATTGTCGGAACACCATTGGTATATCCACCGCCACCGCCACTCTTAACCGTGACTGTGCTGACAGTGGTTGAGAAGTTAGCAGTAATATTTGCACCTACTGGTATCCAAGCAGCCGGACTTACTGTAAACGTGTTTCCATCAGAGCTAACTGATTGCACAATACAGTTAGATGGTATAATAACATTAGCAGTAATTGTAACAGCAGTTGCACTACTCCATGAACCTGGGTTACTAGGATATGAAAGTGTAATAGTTGCAGTACCTGATGTTACACTAGTACTAGCAGTAGCAGTATAAGTTCCATTGAAAGCAGTAGTTGTTGCTCCTGATACAATGTATTGCGTAGTAGTACTCGGTGTTACAGTATCTAAAGTTGGTACTGCGACCGTGAATGTTACTAACCATGGACTACTACCAGATGTAGTAGGAACTACACTGGTGCTTACGGTGTATATAGGAGTAGATAAAATCATTCCTATGCTTATGCTAGAATTGTTAGCTACTTGGAACGTTGATATAGATGAAGTTCCAACGACTTGTAATGGGGATGCACTATTATTAAATGCACTAGTTCCTTGACCGCTAAGAGTTAACCAGCTATCAACGGGCGGTAGTGCAGGTGTTGGATTTGCGTATGTTTGTGTATTTGGTACATTAAATGTTACATATTCATATGTAGTACCTTGTTCGGCGATCACAGCACTTGCAAATGTTAATGCAAGAGGATATACACCGTTGGCAGCAAGATTGTATAATGGTGTTGGATCAATTTGAACATACGCATTAGATGCTGTTCCAAATACTATCGTATTTGCAGGCTGTGTGTCTGCAACAGCATTTAAAGTAATAGTATACTGACCACTTACATTTGGACCACTTACATTTGTAACATATTGGCCGCTGGTAAATCCTGTGCCTTGAACATATACATATGAACTAGTAGCTACAGTAGATCCGATAACACTGGCTATAGGAGTTCCGCCAACATTACTAACAACCATAGTAGTTGTGCTAGTACCACCACTAGAATATACGCCTGACCACGGACTGGTTGACTGGACATATTGTTGTACTAAATGTGTTCGACCATTCCATGTTGTAATATATGTCCCAGTGTTAAGTTGAGATATTACACTTCCTTGTGATATTGCAACAACCGCAATTTTGTTATCCCCAAGCAGACTACCTTGAGTCTGTGAAGCAAACCATATATAGGTATTTGTCGGAGTTATGCTAAATGTACTACTTAATGTAATAACGGTATTAGGTCCGGACGTAGTCGGAGTTCCTACAACAGTTATACCACCACTGGTAAATCCAAGACCACCAATGGTCATTCCTGCAGAAATAGTACCAACAATACTCGATGTTACCACGTATAATGTAGTTCCACTACTTAATGGAGTTAATGCCACTTTGGCATTAGCATATCCAGAAGCATATGGAGTTGGATCTGCACAATCAACTGCTGTTGGATCTGATGACAGTTGGTAATAGTTAAATGACGCATCAGTTTCAATAATTGCAGTAGATTGAGTTGCGTTACTAAATGTAATGATACCAGTTGGAGTTGATGTAGGAGGAGCAGTTAATGTTACTGCATTAATTGGAGAAAATATATACGGATTAGTGTCTGTATTTGAAGTCAATGCAACAGGAGTTCCTCCGATATTTGCCAATGGAACTGTAGTACTGCCTAATACATAAGTTGATGCAACAAACGTATATGTGCCAAGTGTTGTGTTGTAAGGAATACCAGTACCTTCAATTAGTTGTCCTGGATAAATTCCGGTAGAACTTGCTACAACAATTGACGTAGCGCCGGTCGACGTTACTGAAGGTACAGTTGTACTTGCACCTGTGCTCAAGGATGACACAGCATATACAGAGTATGAACCATTAAATCCTGTACCTGTCACTAATTGGCCGGCAGCAATAGATCCACCATTTGTTACGGCAACAGTTAGCACAGAACTTACATTATTGCCGTTTGTTGATAATCCAAGTGCGCTAGTTTGTGTACTAATTAAAGTTTCACCTGTTGATTCGGTTAGACTATAGTTAACAATCCTATAAACACTGGCTAAATTATTTGAATATTGGAAACTTGTACTCGGTCTTGTAGGATGTACAGTTGCAATATTGGTAATCTTTTGATTTTGTAATGCACGAATTGTAACAATTTGACCATCATACAATGAATACTGTAAACCGCTAGTACTGGTGCCGTTAGTACCTGCTGTGCTAAAATTTAATTCTAGTACATCTTGTCCGTTAAATTGTATACCGGCGTGTTGAACACTGGCCACAGAGTAACGAGTAATACTTCCACCTGCTAGTGTATGATCAATTTCTAATTCTGAATTATTAAAAGGAGTATATTGATATCCAGTTACATATACTGACAACGCCGGTGTAGTTGTAGAATAATTCATAAGACCGGCGGTTACACCTTGCTTATATACTCGAGCTGTTTGTAATTGATTATTAACTGTTGAAACACTATTAGGCAATTCAGTTAGGTCATAACCAGTAGAACGTAAACCATAATCACCGTTTGAGTTAGATCCTGCAACTGAACGAATTTGTCCACCATTCAATGCCCAATAACCAGTATGATTATAATAGGTAAATGTTGAAACTTGCTCAGTTAGGCCATTGTTGGACGCTAGTACACCGTAGCCTAAGTCGTTAACCATTGTGAAATCGTTGGCCAACATTGAACGATTGCCGCCCATTTCAATATTAATTTGTAAATTAGCGCCTGCATCAATAAAAGCAATAAGTCCAGATACTGGAGACGTAGTTCCAACTATTCCGGATTTGGAATTTTGAATATGATTAAAATCATTTACTAACGCACTATTACTCTGACCAGAAATAGTAGGTACGTTTCTGCTAATTGCTGTACCACCTACTATGGTTATCGTTGTTCCATCGATATTGTTGTTACCGGTAGCAAACGAAGTAGTTGACGTTGCTGTAGGGGTAGGACTAATATTAATACTACCACCAACATTTGCAGTATATGAACTTATACTGGTCACTGTTGCGGTATAGGTAGTACCACTAATTGCGTAACTAATGCTAGCACCATTAATTAAATATGGGTTCCATGATACATTTGTTAACGTAGCATTGCCGCTGGTTACAGTTGCTTGGAAGGTATCATTAAATGACCCGTCAGTTGCATAATCTATAATTAAACTTACTAAATTTGCAATTCTAGACTGTTCTGCACTTGTGGCATTATTTGAATTCTTTACCTGTACAATATTATTACCAGGCGTTGGTGTAACGGCACTGTTAATAATAATTGATTGAAGAACAGTATTCAAACGAACAAATGATGCTACACACATTTCTTCAGAATTACCAAACACACTTGAACCGTTATACCAGAAACTTTGTGCAATATCGTATGTCATGCTATTGCTATTATTAGTGCTGTTATTGTATAGTATATCGTAGGTAACAGCATCAATAATTAATCCAATGTCTCTTTGTGATTTAAGGCTACTATATCCTGTTATTCCACTTAGAGTGTAGTTGGCATTCATCCAAGCAACAATTTCTTGTTGTACAAACTGCTTGTTAGCCTGTAACAGAACTTGAGCATTAGTTTGACCAGTAGTACCTATATAAGTTCCGGATGCTGTTGGAGCAGTCCATGTGATTGTTGGATATGCACTAATACCGCCTGTTATCACAGACTGCATTAAATCAACACTGGCTTCAATTGAAAGTTGCCCTGCGGTATCTACAACACTAGAGCCTGTTAATGCGTTGATTGCATTACTAGCTTGGTCAATAGCCTGTATCAATAATGATTGTGTTAATCCTGAAACTTGATAATTTAAATTTGATGCAAAGTTCAAGCCCATTTTAGCACTTTGATAATTGCTACCAAACACCATGTCAAAAGTCAACGCATCTATAATTGAACTTAACTGAGTTTGTACAGTTGCATAAGTCCCGCCAAATGCCTGTTTAGGATAAAACGGAGTTGATGAATCTAGGGTTACCGTAACTTGAGGAATACCAAAGGTATATGCGCCAGTAGCAGGTGCGTTAAGAGTTGCGGTTATTGTGATAGTAGTAGTTCCACCCCAATTTGGACTTACATAAGTATAAGCCGGAACACCTGCTCCGGTTACTAGTTGACCAATAGCAACACCTGTTATGTTGTCTACTACAAATGTACTTGTACCGCTTAACCCACCGCTGACATAATTTGCAGTTGCCTGTGTAACAGATTGGTTATAGTTTGTTACATAATCAATTTGATATCGTTGTCCTTGAACATAGAATGAACTTGGAACTTGCGGAGCACGTACATCTAAACCACTATTTGCAGTACCAGATATAACTAAGGCAGTGCCGTTTACACCGTTAACAGCTGAAACACTAGTAATGTATCCATACAGACGACCTGTGAATCCATCAATCAGTTGCCCACCTGCAAAACGTGGTTCACTAATACTACCAATAAAACACGCACATTCTTGTCCATACGGTGATTTGGTTTTGATCTGTCCTTCTGGATCAAGCACCATCATGAATCCGCCATGGCCTTGTCCTGTAATTAATCTAATACGAGTAGCGTCATTACACAAGAATACGTCAATTAATTTGTTATTCAATGGTGTTGAATAAATGTTTGAAGGATCAGACAAGTAGTGTCGTCCGTATGGTAATGCACCGTACAGGTGCCAGGTACCTAGGCTAGTATTGGCACCACCGTTTCCGCCTGCAAGTGTATAGGGATTTATTTCATTAGATGTAAATTCATACATCACTGTCATGAATATTACATTACCACTAACACTGGTAACAACAGCCTTACCAGCAGGTGTATTAAATCCATCATTCTTAGTATCGCTGGTAGCGTCCATAAAGATCAGACCTACCCAACTATTCGAAGCATATCCTGTGGTTAATGTACCGGTGATATTTCCTGTAGTTGCGCTGAGTGTAATTGATGAAGCTGTAGATGAGTCAACTCCACCTCTATTTAAATACGGATAATTAATGACCCCGGTTTGAACTCCATCGTGCTGTACATCTCGATAAAAGAATGTAGTTCTCCATGGTGATTGACTGATACGGTCTAATGGACGTATTATGGTACGACGGAAGTCATCGCCTGCAATCGTTGTGTTTGTGGGTAACTTGATCGGAAAATCTTCATAGTAAATACCACTTTCAACAAAAATTGTAGTATTTAAATTTGGAACTGTTGCACCAAAATCTAATGTTTCACCACTAACGAAGAATCCAGGTTGAGCTAATTGAACAACCATAGTATCATATTGGCTCAATGTTCCCGGAACATATGATACAATAATACCAACTGCTCCACTAGTGTTACCAATTAAAATCTGTCCGGGCAAAATGTGTACGTCACCTGGTGTACCTTGGTCAACATACCCCCTACCCCCATTGGTAAATGTAACAGTATATAAACCACTTCCTTTATTAATTGAACTAGAAGCAACACTGCCATAACCGTTTTGAACAATGTTGAGTATATTTGCAAAATTTTGATTGTAAGTAGTAACGGCATTGGTAGCATCAGTTTTTGTATTATCAAGAAATTGACTTACTTGATATTGATATCTCAGTGCAGATACTTGATTTATCACTTGCAACATTAATTTGCTGGCAAATTTTAAACCATCCAATGCAACCGCTGATGAATGCTTGTAAAATGATCTACCCACATTAATACTTTGATAGTTTCCTCCCACTCTCAAGTCAATAGTTATAGCATCGACGATAGTACCTATGTCTTTATAATATAATGCTTGATTATAATTATATCCACCTGTATAGGTATTACTGATATTTGTAGTAATAGTGTTGGCGATGGTTGAAGCGTTTTGTGCAATAATCACATAAGGTTGATAAAATTCAAAACCAGAGTAACTTACCAATGCTGGGGTTGTAGGCGCAATCGTTTGATTTCCTATAACGTTTTCCATGGCTGTAAATAAGTTAGTAATGGCTTGTTGTGGAGCAGTATTACCACCAGCTGTGTCTATAACAGGACTTAGTCCTGTTGTGTAAGTAAAGGTTTGTGAAAGTGCATTTCCTACAGTTTTAGTTACGTTACTATTACCTGCAATTTGTCCTACTAACAAAGATAGTCTAGCTTGGATTACGCTTAGTGTAATTGTTTTTTCGGTTGAATTAGATGGAAAATTATCTAGCAATTGATTAACAGCAAACAAACTAGCAGAATTACAAGCAACGGCCGCTGTAGTGTATGTTAAATCATATGCGATAGCTTCGCAGATATATTTCATACTATTTTTAAATTGTGTCGAGCCAGCTGATGGCACAAAGCCACTATGGTTAGCAACCGTATACACATATACATCATTGGCTATAAAATCTACGTTAGATAAAATAGCATAGGCAGCACTCACATATCCCGGAACTGCACCACTCGGTGGATTAGAAACAGACGGAATTATCATCCCACCATTTGTAAATGTTGGACGAGGATATGAAGAATTAGAAATACCATAGGTCAACAAATTATTAATAACAGTAAACAACCCATTAACATAAGTTGATACGTTTGTGTCATTGATAATTGAGTTTGCACTACCAATGTTAGCTACAGCGGCATTACTTTGGTTAGTTGCCGCTGCCTCCACTGCTGAAAAGTTCACAGTAAGCAAATCAGTGCCAGCAAATGGACTAGTATCTGGATCAGTAACAGTTGGATAAGTCGGTTGAGTTGCACTGCTTATTATTGATTGTATCTCTGTAATATTAGCTATTATTGAATTATACAATGCATCTTGGATAATGGTGGTAGATGCTACTCCAGCAGTTCCGGGACTTCCAGATGTGTAGAGTAATGTAATAGACGTAGCATTGGTACTGGTGTTACTTGTACATTTGTAAGTACCATTAAATGCGGTATTGGTATTGTTTAGAACAGTATAGTATGCTCCGGAAACAATACTGGTTGGAGGAATGGTATAGGTTACTGAATAGTTAGATCCAGTAAGCACAGGTGCCCCAATAGATAATGGAGTAACATTACCCGCTGTAACTCCGGTTAAGGTTTGATTTGTATACTGTATTACTGTTTGTTGATATAGAACAGTTCCAAAAATATACGTTCCATTTGCCTGTTGAGTCAAATTGTTTGAGATGGTAATGGTTGTTCCTGATACACTAGTTACATAAGTACCGGCACTAATACCACTTCCTGTGACACCTTGATTAACCACAATACCGGCAGCTGATTGAACAACAAACGTATTAGTACCAGAATTACCACCGCTTACAAACGTAGTTGATGCATTTGTACCTAGGTTCGTATTTGTGATAATATTACCAACTAATGTTTTTAAATAAATTATAGCCCCGATATAAACGGATTTCCCTGCAGATGTGGTCGATGCATCTTCAAAAGTCCAGTATTGCATACCAGCATAGATGCTCTGCTGATTACCACCGTACATTAAATCATAGACCAAACTCCATATGATATATTTGATATCTGTTTTTAATGATGCATTATATGATATAGATGGATAGTTTGTTATTATATAGGCAGTAAGTTCTGCTTGTATGAAATTAATGTTGTTTAACAACAAACTCATTGCGCTAGTTTGTTCTGTTGTAGTACTAGTAGTTGAAGGCAATACTAGGGTTGGAGCAACTCCTGTTAAAATAATATTTTTTATAATAGCAATATTAGACTGAATTGATGCGATCGGTGCGCTGTATGTAGCCACACCTGCGATAGATTGTAGAGCTGTTGATAGCGCATCTAATTCTTTGTTAATCTGGCTTGGAGTTAAATTAATGCCGTAATGGCTGTAGTTTAAACCGGCTTGTATGCTTTGGTAATTGCTGTTGAATAGCAGATCCCAAGATAGT